AATACAGAAAAGATTGTTATAGTGTTTCAAAAGAACAACTAAAAAAATATAAAAAAGAAACAGAAAATATACCAGAAAGATTAGTTTTAGAAATGACATTTATACCACCAGACAAACGTAGTTATGACCGAGACAACTTAGTTGCTAGAATGAAAGCAGGTATTGACGGACTCGCAGACGCATTACGCATAAACGACAAACAGTTCAATACTGTCATCTCAACTATGGATCAAGATTACTTAGGTGGTTTTGTCCGCATACGCATACTACAGGAAATTCCTTATGGCAAAAAAAGTAAAAAACCTATCAGTCAAGACACGAGAATATGTGAAAGACGGAGTTAAAAAAGCAAATTGGCAAAACATAGGAGTCATTATGGAAAATGACGAGGGCAAACAATATATGCTTATTGATAGATGGGTAAATTTAGCAGGGTTACCTGACTTCGGTAACAAACCAAATCCATCAGCAGTAATGGTTACTATGTTTGATGCTGATAATAATTACCAACCGGGAAAACCAAACCCTAGTACACCAACGTATAAAGGTAATGATGATTTACAAAGTTTTGAAAAAGTACCAAACGATGAAATACCTTTTTAGGTGGGCAATATAAAACCCCAGAATGACACAGACCTTAATCACTCTGGGGTAATGGCTTTAGTTTTTGGGGATGAAGATACTAAAGCCAACTAGACCACGCTTACTTTTTCTTTGGTGGTCTACCAACTTTAGTTCCATATGTACCTTTACCTTTAGGCATAATAATCTCCATAATTGTCTTTTTAAATATGAAAGAATTTTTTTATTCTGTCAATAGATCTACGTTCTAATCTTGCATTTTTTGATCTTTTTATTTTTCTTTCTTCTACAATTTCTTTAGCTTCTAACTCTACAACTCTGCCTAATAACCCTGCTAAAAAAACATCTTGTTTCATTTGATGCCTTACAAGATGAGTGCAATATCTTTTTATATTATCTATATCATCGCTTTTCATTATTTCTCTACAACGCATTTCAACTGACAGTTGCAACTCTACAGGTGCAGGTTCTATTTCTATATTTAAAAAAGTTTCTTTTTCCATTAATTTAATTTAGGAAATAAATTTTGCTCTAACAGATCTACTGCTTTATCGTCCAACGTATTTGAGGTCTGCTTCACAAATGCACGGCAAAGGTCCACCACAAGTCTCTTGCATCCTGTCGTAGAAAGGAAGCGTAATAGTATAGGCTTTAGTATTTTGTACATAGTTTGTTAGTTTTTCCAAACATAGCAAACATTATTGAATCTGTCCTTCTATCCTACTGACTGCTTCAGATAACTTATTCAATCTAAAGTATATATCTCGTATGTCTCGTTCTCTGCGACTACTCATGTTAGATAAAACCATAAGTAAAGCAGTAGCTGCTGCACCAATTAAGGCACTATATATCTCAGGCATTTGCGTATCTAGGTAATTACATATAGTATTACTAATAAATTGTTGTTATGGCTGACAAATTAGTAGAAAAAGATAAACAACTAGAAGATGACAAACCTGATTATCAGGAAAAAATTACTTTTTTAGTTTCTACTGTTGCTCAAGGATTTATTTTAACTTGGTGTTTATTAGTTTTGTCTCTTGGATATGTAAAACTTCCTAATAAATTATTTGGTGTGGAGATACCAGACCAACCTCGTGTGGATTCGACCTTTGCAGCCGGGCTTCTTGGAAATATTTTAGGTGGACTTGGCATAAGTGTTAATGCAGCACAAGGAGCAAAAAAGAAAAAGAAAGAAAATGAAAACGGTGTGATTGGTGACTCTGGTGGTGGCACTCAAACCATTATAATTCGTCAACCAATCGAGCTTATAACGTCAAAACCAGACGTTGTTAAAGTTGATTCTACTAAACCAAAAACATGAAAAAACTATTAACACTACTGTTACTGTTTAGCCCTTCAGTTGCACTAGCCGACATAAATCACTCAATCCAAAATGTTGTTTCCGTTTCTACATTAGGGGCAAGTTCAACAGCTAGTCGTATTGGTACTACGTTTTCGGCATCGGGTACAAATGTCACACCAACAGCAGGTGATACTGCAAATGCTATCGGTACTTTAGATTTAACGGATGCCCAGATCACTAATGGCGTTCCTACAATTGATGCTACAACTACTTACGCAGTTACCACCGCAGGGGATGCATGGTCTGTAAGTGAAAGCTTTATTCAAGGCGATTCTATACCTACTTCAAATACTACGGTTACCAATGGTGCTGTACCGGCACTACCAATATTCGGAGATACAACAACTTTTGCAGGTGGAAATATAGGCACTACGGCTATGACTATGGATAGTGGTGGAGCGATGACAGTTAATTTATCTGCTACTGGAGCAGGTGTTACGGCACAAATGTCTAACACAATTAAGTTAGAAATTGATTAATGAAATGGTTAATAGTTTTTTTATTTGCAACACCTAGTGTATATGCAGGGGGGATTACTCCATCGTTTTCTACAGGCCAGATGGAAAGTAGCAGTTCTAGTAAAACTATTGTGGTGGAGACAATTGTTACTGAAAATTATCGGACAGGATATTCTTACAGTTTGCAAGGCCATAACATCCAAGTTAAGGATGGCACAGTTATATCACCAGACGCTACCTATACAAACACGCAAACAGTTAATGGAGTTTCGTTTCAATGGGTAACTCCAAATTTAACTACCAAACCCCAATGGGAAATTCAAAATCCTCAAGAGTCATTCAGCATAACGGAAAATTTTCTCGCACCGGGTTTGGACGCAACAAGTACTATTCAAAGAACCATTACTACAGAAAGTCAAAGTACAAGCTTGTCAATTTTTTCAAATTAAGTTTACTTTTATTATTTATATCACCTGTTAAAGCTAATACCGTAAGTTCTCCAAGTGCATCCAGTTCTGGAACGGTTATTAACAATGGATATCAAACTATAAATGGCGGTTTTCCAACGATGATTTATGGCGGTCAGGTGCAATGCCAACAACCAACACTAGCCTTTACACCGTTTGTTACTAAAGGAGAAAACTATGCATCACCAACTATTAATACAACTAAAACAAATATTTATGATTTGTCAGAAGATGCATCAGGTAACTTGGTAAATCCGGGAAAAATTTTATATCAAAGTGAACAACCAAGAATAGATCAATCAACTCATAATTTTAATTATGGATTTACTTTATCTCTACAAATACCATTGGGTCGTGGTACAGATCTTTGCATGAAGGCAGCCGAAAACCAAATAAAAGGACAAGAGTTTGTATTAGCTAAACAAAAATTAGAAGCAAATCTCGCAAGGATGAAGATATGTGCGGAGCAATTTAAGCTTGGAGTAAAGTTGGTTGGTGAAGATGCAGTTGCCTGTAAGAATGTTGTCTTAACGACTATACCTAATCAAGTTATACCACATACACATAAATTAAAAAGTAACTAACCATAATCTCCGGTAAGAGATAGATGCGGTCACATCTAGGTTAGTTACTTAAGCTAGCCCACTAGCGTAATAGCCATGTTAACTATCTTTATTATTCTACCTTATTTTTTTTCTTTGTCAGATTTCTTTAGACGTTTAAAAAGCTGCTTTGTAAGGGGTTTAATAGCATTTAAAAGGAGAGGAGTAGCCGAAGCGATACTAGCAACAAAAAAAGTAGACACAGCCACGCTAGGCGAAGGTATGTACTGGTCGATGAATTTAACTCTTTCATAAACAGTAGTGCAATCACCGTTGCTTTCTCTAATATAATCTTTAATTCGTTCCAATCTTTTATCGTTAACAAATGATCCTATTCTTAACGCACCTTCTGGAGGGCAAGGTTTGTACTCCACTTTCTTTTCTTCTTTTGGTTTAGGATTTACTACGTTTGTGTCCTGTGTGGGCGTAGGAGCGTTGTTAACTGGTACTGGCTCTGTATTTATTACTTGTGCAGGGTCGTACCTCATAGGGGTATATGAAGGTATTTCACCGTTAGGACAAACAGTATATGTTCCACGCTTGTCAGCAATAAGCAAAGATGGGTTGCGTGTAGTTTGTAAATCTCTGTGATATAAATAACAACCCGGTAATTTTCCTTCTAGTTTTGGCTTTGTAAAATATGGTGCATCTGGTATATCAATAGTTGGAAGAGTTATCTCAGGCAGTTTTATCTCAGGCACTTATGGAATTAGTTTAGATTTAGATGGTATAGGTAAAGATGGGCCTGTTACGTCAGGTAATGAATTACCGAGTACATCAGGCATAAGTCCTTGCACTTCACCTAATACTTTATCCATGATTTTTTTTTGAAACTGGGGTGACTGTACATACTTGTATGTAAAAAAACCACCGCCTAGTATTCCCAAAACTAGGACAGTAGTTAAAATTGTTAAAGCGTCAAGAATTTTTCTTAGCATGATTAAAGAGTCAATAATACGAGCTTGCTCACTAATGAGTTTAGTCGTTTTGCTACTTATAGTAGCAATCAGCCCTCTCTATGTCACTATGGGGATAATGACAAGGCAGATGCAAGATAAGGTTAATTAATCAGCAGCTTCGGGTGTGTTTCCCTCTGCTACCCACGCAAGGTAGTTTTGGTAGTCGGTATTTTCTTCATTGATTGGAATTGATAAGAAATTACCATTACCATTATCTTTCATAACAGAACATAATTGACCTGTAGAGATAGAGTTATAAAGCTTGTAAAGTTTTGTTTGTGCCATAGTTTTTATAGTTCTGCTGAAAAAGAAAACATAGCAGCATTGTTGTTTGATCTAACATAATGTGAAAGACCTACAGTACTTAATGTTCCATCAGGAACACCGTAAAAAGACATTTGTGTATCTGTACTGTGTTCTGCTACCCAACTTCCATCAACGTTTAATGTTACACCGCCACCCTCTACTTTCCAGTAATCTGCTCCTGTTACTGCATCTATACTGGGTGAAGTTCTCATTTTACCTAATGGATATGGAAATGACAGTTGTATAGTACTTCCATTGTAAGCAAATCCAATACCTAGAGCTTTGTAATTTGCAGTACTTATTAATCTTTGGTAATATCGACCACACAAAGCAATCTCCTGATTATAAGTCTTATGCTCAAAATCTGTTGCCACAGTTCCTACTTCTAATTGAACTCCTGTAATTTCTAAGGTTGCATCATTTGTTGTGTACCAAGTTGAAGTTTGATCTGCTGTCCTTGTTGAACCACTCCATGTCATCCAAGCGTTTTCAGTAACACTTCCTGTAACATCAGTCCCTAGATATGCAGACCATGTTATTTCAAAACCTTTATTAACATTATTATCAAAAGTTAGTCCAGAGTCTCCAGAGATTGACTTTGTTACTTTAGTCCAAGTATCAGCAGAAAGTGAACCTGTAGCAAACGGATAACTTTTTTCAGTACCATCTTCTGTCTTTATAAACCCTTTAAAATCTTGAGCAACACTTGATTTAATCCAAAACGAAAGTGTTATATAACTTGAACTAGAAGTATAATTCCAACCACTATTAGCTATATCTTGTGCTTCAATAGGATAATGCACAGTTAATTGGTCGGCTGTACCTGCTCCACCTGTTTGATTTCCATTAGTAATTTTAAAAGACTTTCTAAAGCCTAAAGTATATGGAGTCGTTCCACTTGATACGTTAGCTTGAGAATAAGTAGGAGCTTCATCTGTACCATTGTGATATGTAAAAAATCTATCAACAGTTTGATAGCCAGTAGATGTAGATGACGTACCTCTTTGAGCCACTTGCATAGCTCCGTTAATTATTAAATTTCTATTACTTAGGTTATTAGTAATATTGGCAGTACACGTTCCATCAGTATTGTTGACAGTAATAGCAGCAGTACTAGCTCCTACCCCTTTTATTGAATTGACTTTTAGTTCACTCATGGTTTTGGACTAGCCTCCTTTACCTTTTTAATAGCGTCATAAAAACCAGCAAGCTTAACTTTTAAATCCGCATCTGCATCTATTGCATGCCAAAGTAAATCTAATTGTTCTGAAAGATCGGGGTAAACAATACCAGTTTCATGTGCAAAAGCACGATCTCTTTTATAACCATTAGCAGCATCATCTGCATCTTTTGCAGCCTTTAATTTATCTGCTGCTGCCTCTTCTTCTGCTGTGTAATTTCTTGTCTTACCAGTAAGAGCATCATAACTTGTTCTAGTCATCGTTTAAACCCCCAAATTCCATAGCTTGCATTTTGAATATTTTGACTGTTTAAATAAAATCTAAATCCTGTAATTTGAGTACTACCATCTTGAACTGATCCTTCAAAACGATTTTCTTTTTGATAAGTGTTACTTAATTTCCAACTGTTATGACCCCAAACTTTTGCATGGTCAATTTCGTCTGATGCTACAGGGATTGTTATAGTCATATGTATTTTAGGACTTTCATGTTGATATTTACCAGCTTGATCTCCTAAACGAATAAAAGCTCCATTGCCTTGATCTCGTGTACTACCACTATGAGTTCCTGTGTAAGAATAAATATGATTGCTACTTATATATGAACCAGCATGTTTAAACTGAATTTCTGGATAAGCATTATCAGAAAGTAAATCTGTATGAATATTAAAAATATACATACCATAAGTAGCTGGATCTAAATTATCAAATACTATTTCTGAAGCACCACTACCAGAATAATCATATTTCCCTGCAATTAGTTTGACACAATCTGAAGCTATACCTGTTAAATTTGCTCCACTAACTGCTGGTAATGTGGCAGGGAATCTTGCATCAGGAATAGTTCCAGATGTTAGGTTGCTTGCACTTAATGTGCTTTGATCTGTAAGTATTTCGCCATCTGCTCCTCCCGGTAATTTAAGAGTGCGATCAGATGCAGGGTTACTATCTGGTGCAGCTATAATTACTGAATTACCACCGCTATGTTTTAGTTTGATCTGGCTCATAATTAACTAGGTTTGGGGTTGTCAGTTTTTACCTTTTCACAGGCTGCGTAGTATGCTGTCAGTTTACTAGAATCTCCCTTACTATTCCAGTACATAGCATCTGCAAAATCTGCTAGAGGTGGGTATAAAGGTTGCCTGTCATCTTTATATTTTACCTTTGCATAATCAGAATCTAGCGTAGCCCTTGCTGTATCTATGTCAGATTGAACAAGAGTTATCTGTGAGCCGTCAGCTTTGAAAGCTCCTGTGCCATCATCAACAGTTACAGCAGATGGATAGGCTTTGCGTATTGCTTCATGGTCTAGATTTGCCATTATGCTGCTACCTCCATGACTGTAATACTTGAAATATTTCTAGGTCTGCCTGCCGAAGTTTGAGAACTATGACCATCTCTGTTAATACAAGAAGTTCCAGCACCACTCTCCATACTGCAATAAAGTTGATACGTTAATGCACTTGTACTGCTAGGACTATCTAAAAAATGTCCAGTAGTAGATTGAGATCTGGCTGCATGACTTGCTCTTATAGAAAAAGCTGCACTAGTACATGAACTTTCTGTATCACCGACTGTGCCTGTTATTAAACTA